TGATGTTAGATAATATTTGAGTTGCTACTTCAGTCATTTACTTGTTCCTTTTCTTCCTGTAGTTTTTGTATTTTTCTTTAAGTGACTCTTCTTGTTTCTTTACTTCATTCTGCTTGATCTCATCATAAGTTTCAATTTGAGGAAGCACTTCTATCTTAACATTTGCAGTGTCCATGAAAATTGGGTAAACCAATCCGTCCGGACCGTTTCTGTTTTTGGCAACAAACATTCTTCCTCCGTTTGTATTTTTATGCTGAATAGTTCTAGAGATGGAAAATATAAAATCGGCTACAAAACATTTGTTAAAAGCTTCCGATATCGCCTCCATCGTAATTACTTCTGCGTTTAAGCCGCCGCGGTTTGTTTGGGAAGCTGTCCAGATCGGACATTCGAATTCTTGGGCCAAACCTCTTAGCTCTTCATAAATAGATTCCAACTGATGTCTTTTCTCATCTTTTTTTGATTTTGCACGTAATAAATCTCCATAATCTACGATAATCATATTGGGAAAAATATCGCGCTGGCGTAACCTCTCTAAATGATTACGAAGTGTCTCGACACCCGCAGATTTGGTGGGGTATTCTTTTACAATTAGCTGCCCATCTAAATCTTTGATCTCCTCATAAATTTCATCTTTACGATTAAATATCTCTCTGAGTGGAATGCCTGTAATACAACTATCATAGCGGGTGGCAACGGCAACATCCGCCAACTCTAAAGTGTAGTGTACGACGGTTTTACCTTCTTTGATCGCCTGCGCGCCTAAATGAACGAGGGCCATTGATTTGCCCGCCCCAGTTGGCGCAATAACAACGCCAAGCTCTCCAATCCCTAGCCCCCCTTTACACAAATCATCAATAACTTCCCAGCCAGTGGTAATTGGACCACGGGCTATGATTTGAAATCTTGCTTCAAAGTCCTTGAGGTAATGATATCCAAAATCATTATTGCAACCCAACTTCATCGCATCATTAATTAATTTTTGTACATCTTCAAAAGATGATTTCTTAAGGAGTGGAACAGATTTTAATATTGCTTCCTTCAGCACTTGCTTTTTACAGAAATCAAGTGCAATATCTTTAATATACTTTGCATCTTGTACTTCTGTTTTTAAAAGACGTGCAAAGAAATCTCTCACTTGTTTCTGGACAACTTCGTTCTCTTCGAGTACTTCCGTGCGGAGAATTGTAGTCAGGATCGAGGGCGATGGTTGCAATTCGTATTTCTCTTTATAGTCAAATATCTTCTTTACAAACACCTGAAGATATGCTAGTTCTAGGAAATTAATATTTAACACTTCCTTCATTTGATCGGCAAACTCTCTATCGTAAAGAATTAACTGACACATGTTCTCCTGGAATGCTTTTCCAAACTGAGAGAAGTCTTCTTGTTCATTATAGTTCAAATATGTTTCCTATCGTGATCGAACCCATCGGCAGCGAGTTTCTTTTTCGCCTTTCTTGTTTACTTTCGTGGTACAGACTTCTTCCCAAGTTTCAACTACTTGTATAGGTCTTACGCCCGTTGCAGGATACGGAATGTGGCACCCTCCGCAAAAAATCATCCCCGCTATTAATACAATAATCTTTTTCATTTTATTCTCCTTTGTTAAGTTTGCCGGTTATATAATTTATCTTTGCCTTTTGCCCGAATAAGCGCATCCAGAACTCCTTCGACTAGTTTTGTAAGCGTCCTCCGCACAACTGATGTTTTCTATAAGTGCAAACAAAGTTTTATGTTTTCCCCCCAGGTGGTTTTTGTATTTTTCTAATTTTTCTCTATCTAAAAGTTCGGATAAAACAAAGTGAAAAGAATCGCGATAAGATTTTTTCGCTAGTAGACTCTTTAGCTCGTTGCAGAGTTTCTCCTCCTCCCCATGTACATTATGTTTCACGTGGAGAGCGAAGTCATTTTCATCCCACTCTTTACGAAGATAATCGTAAAACCCGAGATGTTGGAGTCGCTCCACCCGTTCCTGATAATTAAGAATCTTCCATTGTTTATCATATGCTTCATTATAGCGCTTAATGTGCTTCTCTACTTTCTTGGATGACCAATCTAGATGGTATTCGTTCAAAAGATTATGTTTCTTTTTCTTGTGTCGGTATCCTTCGCAAAAAGACCACTCTATATACTCTTCTCGCTTTTCTTTATCTGTCATAGAAGCCAACTCCGCTTTTCTTTCCGCTGCCTGTTGCCGACATCCTACCGCAAATTCACAGTCACCTTTAAAGATATCAACGCCAAATCCTGCGCCATCGCAACCTGGCTGTTTCGTAGAGCCGCACCCTTCTCTATTACCAAGAAAATCAACTTTCAATTGATTGGCTGGAAATATATCATAACAATGTAAGCACCATAACTCATCCTGTTCTCTTATTTCTTCTCCAATGAATCCTGAATCTTTTTTTTCTATCAGAATGTTATTAGTTTTGTTCATTTAATTTTCTCCTTTATTAAGTACGCCCGCCTGGACTTGAACCAGGGACATCCACCTTATAAGAGTGGCACTCTAACCTACTGAGTTACGGGCGCGTAATTTCACATTTTAATTATAAATGAATAATTTTTGTTTGTCAATGGGCTTCCTAAGATAATAAATTAATCGTAGTTGGGAAATTTCCTTTATATGTATAGTTGCCTATATGCTGCAGCCTGATCCACGGACAAAGCCACACTTTGAGGCCTGCTTTTCTTGAATAGCGGCAAAACATATAGTCTTCAGAGAGATAGCGCGCGCTATCAGGATCGATTACAGTATCAAAGTAGGCTACCATCTCTTGCTTATAGAATTCTTCATCTTTTCCAGATGTGTCAGAAACGTATTTAAGTTCTGGGTATGCATTTTCAAATTTTTCGAAGCACTCTCGCTTGATCATCATAAAGCCGGTGCCAGCTTCCGCCACTTCCATTGGAAGAGTGAGAGACATTTTATTATCAGCAGTGGGAGTGAAAAAGAAATCGCCGGTAAAGCTTTCTATTTCTCCGCTTTTGGAGCCAAGATTTAAATTTCCCTTAGACAACGCTTGCATTACTCTATCCCATCTGATAGTCTTTTTAGAGTACGGCCCACACATAATATCGCGGTCGTAGGCTAACATTTTTAAAACATCAATCGGGTCAAATACAATATCGGCATCTATAAACATCATGTGAGTATAGTCTGTTTTTAAAAATTCGTGTACGCATACATTTCTTGCACGCGTCACTAAACTCTCATTAAAAAGAGTGTACAATTCAAAGGGCACTCCCAACTCTAAACACATTCTTTGGAGACGCATACATGCTTGCATGTATCCTCCATTACATTGATTCCCATACATTGGAGTAGCAATGTAAAGACTTTTTCCTTTTAACTTTGATAGATCTAATTGTTTCATTCTTCGTTTTCTCCTGTTTTATTTAGTTCATATATTCTTGGTCTACTTTTTGAATATGTTACAGCGACGTGAAATGAATACGTACTATTTTTATTCTTTTTGATACCCACTTCTAAGTTTTTACATTTACAAAAAACTTCTGGGCTTTTCTCATGAAAGTCCTGTTGTCTAAACGCCTCATTGCATTCTAAACATTCTATTATTAAATAATTTTCCATATCTCTTTTGGGCCTTTCTGTACCCCCGCCAGGATTCGAACCTGGAATAAAGGTTTAGAAGACCTTTGTGATATCCCTTTCACCACGGAGGTATGCATTATTTATAATACTCGCATTTTTCTTCTGTCTGGTACCACTCACATGTGGTATAATCAACGCACCAATATTCTCCGCACGTCTTTGTATTTTCATACCGCTCCCACAAACAACAGCGAGTATCACAAATTGTAGCAGAATTTACCCCGTAAGGTGCGTTGTAATCGCATGGGTACTCGGCAGGCGTTGACACCGGAGATGAAAAAACAGCTGTGTTCCAGGTTAGTAACCAAATAAATAATAATTTCATTTTTTTATAACTATCTTTTTGAATAAGGAAGCGATTTTTCAGGATCGCAGTCGTCTACTAGCATTTGGCAGCCGTTCAAGAAGCCCACAATAATCAATAGCCTAGTAACAGTATTCATCTACCAGTTCCCAGCTGCAATAAGTGGCCAGCCCTACCTGCGTCTCATAAATACACCATGTTTCTTCACATGTTGTGTAGTAATAAGGATAATCAATTATCCATGTGCAACAACCATCCCAACATGTCCACACCTCTTCATAATAATATGGTGTATCATCATAAGTACAAACTTCGACCACTTCGATATGAGGGCCAATTGCGACTGAGCCTGTTGGTGTATAAATTTCACATCCTATGCAAGCTAATGCAAATAAGGATATTAATATTGTTTTCATTTCTTTCCTCCTAATACTATTCTTTTAAAAGTGGTATATAAATCTAACCAACTTGTTTTTCCAATTCCATCTTCTAGCATCATACCATCTGTGGAAGTTTTGTCAAATGTTAATTCAGTATTCCTAATAGTATATTTGATTTTTTGTTTATTTTGTACAGAAATGCTGGGGCTGTATAATTGCATCAATTTATAGTTCTCTTCGATCACTTCTTGACTCTCCACAATGTTTTGATATGCTTTCAACGTCGAGTTAGCATTCTCGCAGAACTCTTTAACCTCTTGAATCGTATATGCTTTTTCTTCAGCAAGAAAGGGCAAGCGCTTGGCTAACGTTGGTAAGCCGACGCCTTTTACGCCATCGAGGTTATCGCTTTTGTCCCCCACTATTGCTCGCGCCAACGCAAAGTTGGTGGGGTGAATCCCAAATTTCTCTACAATCATATTCTTATTTAATATTTCATGTTGCGTGGGTCTGTATGCCAACGTCTCATTGTCGAGGAGTTGGAAAAAATCTTTATCGCTAGAGACGATGACTTTCTGCCACCCCTTGAAGTCTGGCATTTGGGCGACGAAAGAGATGACGTCATCGGCTTCCACTTCGTCAAAGACTAGCTGGGTTACTGGAAAATTATTTAAATATTCCATCAGGCGCATTTGTTGCCAAATTTTATTTTGAAGCTCCTCTTGGGCGGTGAGAGTTCTAATGTCGCGGTTCAAGCGCAGAGGCTTGCGCCCCTCCTTGTAATTTTTGTTTA